TGTACGAAGGACTACTAACTGAAGAAGAAGTTGATGAGATGTTCCCAGGCAAAGTTGTTTGGGCCCTTATGCTAAGTAAGAAGTAATTGTGGCTGGTTTACGCAGTGATGATGAGATTGAAAAAGCGTTTGCTGACCTTCAATACAAGCCTGGGTCAAGACAAAAACGTCGTGAAGTAAATCCTCAAGCACCACGTAAACGCCGTTCTTACGATGAAACTGTTTGGGATGAAAACCCAATAGTTAAACATCTCAACGGAAAAGAAACAGAAGTTTTCACAATAGGTGCTATGGCAAAGGCTCTTGAAAAGAGCATCATTAGCATCCGTTCGTGGGAAAAGAAGGGGTACTTACCTAGAGCCCCTTATCGTCTACGTTCTAAGACCTTAAATGGTGAGAAAGTAGGCGGAAATCGGGTCTACACAAGGGCTCTTATAGAAATCGCGGTGGAGGAGTTCTCCAAACGTGGCCTTTTAGGAACTGCTCGTGTAGAATGGTCTCAGCACACGGACCTAACCTTGGCGATAGTATCAAGATGGAAAGATTCCGTTGCAGCAGAGAGTCAACCGACCTCATAACCAACAGAGTGCGAAAGCCTCATTACCGAAAGAAGAAAACACATGGCGATTACACAGCCAGCAGTAAACGCAGCCTCATATCTTGATGCTGATGATGAAAATGCAACTCCAAAGGTTGGAACAACTGTTCAATCTGGATGGGAAGCAGCAACTAAAGTCCTTAAAACAGCAACTAAAGAAAAGGGCGAATACCCTTTAGACTTTAAGTTTTCTGAGGAATCTCAACTAATTAAGTTCATTGGTGACGGACCTTTCCGTAGTTACGAACAACACTGGATTGACCGTTCGTCAGGAAAACGTTCGTTTGTTTGTATTACAGACACTGATGACCAAGGGTGTCCACTCTGCGACATTCTCGGTGATAAGCCACGTGGAAAATTTGCGTTTACAGTTCTTATCCTTAGCGGAGAAGAACCAAAGACAATGATTCTCACTGCTCCACCAACTCTATTCCGTCAAATCAAAGCAGCACACGAAGACCCAAAGCGTGGTCCATTGAATAAGTTTTATTATTCAGTTTCACGCACTGGGACAGGTCCTCAGACAACTTACGCTTTAGAGCGTGTTCGTCCAACAGACCTTGCAGAAGATTGGGACCTCGACCCTACAAAGGTTGAGGAACTAGTAGCATCAGCAGAACCATTTGGTCCTGAAGCAATTTGGGATACTCCTCGCCCTGAGTTGCTAGAGATTGCTCGTTCGGTCGTCTAACCCCCTTTCCGACCGTCCCTTCCAAGCAGGGGGCTTGGTTAACTCTCTTCTCCAAGCCCTCTGCACTTAATCGAGGAGCATTATGAACATCATTACTACTATTGAACAATTAACTGAAATGGTTTCTGCATACGCAGACGTACCTGCATTTGCTTTTGACGTTGAAACCGTTGGACCAGATGACTTTTCTCGTTTACATCCACTTTTAAATGAAGTTACTTGGATTGCATTTGCAACAACTGGAAGAGTTGACGTTATACCTATGGGACATCCAAACGGAGATTTTGTTCGTTGGGATAAACCACTACTTGCATCTGGACAAAAAAGATTAGATGAAGGTAAAGAGGTTCGAGAGCAAGACTATACAAAACGACAAGATTTATGGACCCCCGTTTTTTCTGAAGCACCTTCTCAATTACTTCCAGGAGATGTTTTTAAAACATTAAAGCCTTTAATGTTTAGTGACCAAATAAAAGTTGGTCATAATATTAAGTTTGATTTAAAAGCCGTCGCTAAGTACTACCGAGGAGTTGTTCCTCCTAAACCTTATTTCGATACCATGCTTGCTTCTTTTATTTTAAATAATAGAACTAAGAACGGTTTAGGATTAGCAGATTGTGCAAAACGAGAGTTAGACAAAGAAGTTGTTAAAGGCATTGGACATGCTGTTGAAAAACACAGTTTTCAAGACGTTGCTAAATACGCAGCCATAGATGCTGAAACAACCTGGCAGTTATACGAAGTTTATGAACCTAAATTAAAAGACTACAACCTAACAACGGTGTGGAAACTAGAGATGGATTTAATGCTTGTCCTTGCAGATATGGAATTAGCAGGGGCTCACATTGATACTGAAGAACTAGAAAACCTTAGAGTCAAAATTGAGAAAGACTTAGTAAAGGTAACCGCTGAAGTTTACAAACTTGCTGGTCGTGAGTTTCATATGAACTCTATTCAAGAAAAGCAAAAGATTTTGTTTACACCTAAAAGTGAAGGTGGTCGAGGTATCAGGCCAAACAAAACAATTAAAATTGCTTTAACTCCAAAAGGATTTGAAGCAGTTAAAAGAGGAGAAGAAGTAACGCATCAACACTATTCAGTTAGTTCTGAAGCACTTGAGTATTATCGAGAAAAAGACCCATTAGTTGCTGAAATTATGCGTTATCAAGATTTAAACAAGATTATGACAACTTATGTAACCCCCTATACAGGCGGAGACGTAACTAGAACAACTAAAGGCAAATCAAAAACGCAATCAAGAAACAGTCTTTTAGTTAATGGAAAAGTGCACACAAACTTTAAGTCACATGGTGCAGAAACAGGTCGTTTTTCTAGTAGTGAGCCAAACTTACAGAACATCCCGTCTCAAGGTGAGTATGGAAAGTTAATTAGAAACTTATTCATTGCTCCTCCAGGGTATAAGTTAGTAGTCGCTGATTACTCACAGATTGAGCCTAGAATTATTGCGTCTTTTTCCCAAGACCCTGCGTTCGTTAAGAACTACATGGATGGAGGGGACATATACACAACAATCGGTGACCGTATGGGTGTAGACCGTCGTGCTGGAAAAGTACTTGTGTTAGCAATTGCTTATGGTGTTGGTCCTGAAAAAATTGCAGACCAAATTGGCTGTACAGTAAAAGAGTCACATCAATTAATGGACTTGTTTAACTCCACTTTCCCAAATATCAACAACTATAGAAATAGGGTTATTAGAGTGGCAAAACAGCAAAGACCTATGCCACATGTTTCGACTGTTTTAGGAAGACGTAGATACATTCCTGAACTGTTAAGCAATGACTTAGGGCCAAAGTCTCGTGCTGAAAGACAAGCGTTTAACACCGTTATTCAAGGGTCTGCAGCAGACCTGATAAAGTTGGCTATGGTTAGAGCACACTCTTGTTTTGTAGAAGAACCAGAAGTTAATGTGCTATTGACAGTTCATGATGAATTAGTGACAATTACTCCTGACAACCTTGCTGATGAGGTTGCATCAGCGATTCGAGAATCAATGGAAGGGGTAAAGTTGCCTGACATGGTTGTTCCATTGATTGCTGATACCCACATTGTTCAAAAATGGGGGCAAGCAAAATGAGATGGTTTAAAAAGAAAAAGTTTGAGTTTGATGAAGACGCTCTTGTTGCAGAAATTATGTACCGAATACGTGGTCTATTTTTAGACTCACAATTAAAAGATGCATTTGCCTTAGGCGTTATTGCTGGAACTACCTACGTAAGCGAAGAAGTAGCGGAGATGGAGCAACGAGCAAGTGATGAAAGAGTTGAAAAAATTGCTCATTTATTCCCGTTGATTTTTGCACAAACTTATTCAATTGCAAAAGCAACTACTGAATTGCAAAGGACTAAGATGGGAGACGGAGCAAACGAAATGCCCGAAGAATTTTGGAATCATTTTGCAGCAACCAATCAAGAGTTAACTATCGCTGCTGTTGTTGGCAATTTGTCTCAAATGATTGATTTAAATTTACTATCAGTTGGACCAAGGAGGCCAAAACTATGAGTAATTCTGATTGGTGGGCAAAAAAGTTACAGGGTCAAGTACCCATGCCACGACAAGACATATCTCCACCTATGCCTATGTCTCAACAGCCCATGACTCCTTACACTCCTCCACAACCTCAACCAAACTTAAGAATCGGCAGTGCTAGTCAGGTTAACTCTTGTCCAGATTGCAATAGCAATAATTACATGTCTGTATCTAATGCAGCACCTCGTTGTTATGATTGTGGATACCCG